GTCCTTCCTTCAACCTTAAATGGAGCAGTCACATGCCTACATTACAAACTATAGTGGACTATACAAATCTTATGAAACAATATTATATTGAATCATATTTAAGAGATGTACAACTACTAAAGAGCAATTTTCGACGGGAAACCGTCGTCGTGGGTCTAAATGACCTACGTGCTTACGAGCTAAGTGAACTTAAACAACTCGTATTTGTAACGAATCGTGTGCTTCGCGAAAACGCCTCTAAGAGGCTAAAAGACCTTCGCGAGGAACAAAAGGCTGCGGACTTAGCCGCACGTCCTGCACCTGTTTGGGAAAAGTTCCCTTACAGAGTATTTGTTCCTGCAACCAAATGAGGAGAAAAGAATGAATATTGTATATATTCTAAAAACCGTCCTATCTGCTCTTCAATTTGAATCCCTACCCTTTACGTTGAAAGCCGTGATATTCTTGGCAATCGTCGTTGGGGCATCAGTTCCTGCTTTGCAGGACTATTCAGTTGAATTGCTATCCCTAGCTAGGGATATAGCTCTCCGCTTTTCAGAAGAGAGCAAATGACCACCCGTAACATCACGATCTCCCGTGCAGACTACTTTGAAAATAGTAGCGCTGTCGGGGGGGACGGAAAATACGAGGTTGTCGGAGGAAAGACTAGATCGAAATGGAATAATTATACTCTAAATCGATGGAAGGAAGTGCGACGCAAGAATCACCTGAACAACTTTATCAGTTGTACAGCTAGTTCCCCAGTTTCGCTTTCTAATATCTTCCGACCTAATGACGTGCTGACATGTCAAAGTCGACTTGCTGAGCAGATTAAAGGCCATAGTTTTAACATGGCAGTTAGTGCTGCAGAAGGCAAAAAGACCGTAAACATGGTAGTAGACGCATTAGCATCCGTAGGTGGTGCGTTACTCGATTTGAAACGTGGCAGGTTTGAATCTGCTGCGCGACGCTTCGGGGTTAATCAACGTCCGTCAAAATTAGATCATAAAGATCTAGCCGGACGCTGGTTAGAGTTGCAATATGGCTGGCTCCCTTTACTTGGTGACGTTTATGAAGCGTCCAAAGCTTATGAAAAATTAACTCAGAAGCCTAGGTCGCAACGTTTTCGTGGTCAGTTAAAGAAGACCGGCACGGTTGATACGTCTGGATCTCCATCCAATTGGACGGGGGTTTGTAATTATAAGGCGATGATAAATATTACTGCTGAATTGCAGGAACAATTATCGGCACCTCGCTCTTTAGGTTTGACTGATCCGCTTACCGTTGCTTGGGAATTAATACCCTATAGCTTCGTTGTGGACTGGTTTATCCCTATTGGTAGTTACTTGGAGACTTTAAATGTTCTCCACGGACTTCAAGGTCGCTTCCTTACTTCACGAATCGTAACATTCAACTATAGCGGCGTTCCAAAGAACGCTATCTATTTCGGATGCACGGCTAATGGAGGTGGAGTGAACTATGAACGTGTCGTTTCGACTAGTTTATTGGTCGGAAAGCCGGGAGTAAACTCCTTGCCTGATGCTATGAGTCCCAAAAGAATCTGGAACGCAATAGCACTAGCGGCTCAACGCTTCAAGTAGTACTTAGTCGAAAC